TAACTAATTTGATAACTTCAAAATGTCTAACTTTAGGTCTTAACTTAAATTCAACATAATCCAAAGGATCTAAAATATTATTTTGCCAACATTTTATTAAGACAGATCTCAAAAATTTATTTTGTATAGGTGTAGATTTTTTTCTGAATGCTTTTAACCAAACATGAAATCCTGGAGTACCATATAAATTTTCTAAAGCATATTTAATTTCAGGAGCTACCATTTCTATATCTGCCTTCTTTTTTAATTTAGATCTACTAGCTCTGGGCAAAACTTCTAAACCATAAATTTTAGCTTTTTCTAAAAGTTGCCTTACCCTCTCTCTGGTAATATCAAATTCATCTCCAACTTCTCGAAGAGTAAGATAAGGATCTGAGTTCCAATAATGAACAAGATCTCTATTTCTCATTGAAGAGAGAAATTTCATTTTCCTCCTCATTAGTTTTTCTCCTTGAGATAATTTTTTATAAGCCTTTTTTAATTTTTTTGGCAATCTTTTCTCATTGGATCTATACAAAGTTTTAAACATATATGTATGTAATTTGAGATCTCCTTTTGTGTCGTAATAAAAAGTTTTACTAATTCTCTTTTTTTCCATCTTTATCCTCTTGTTGTTTTTTCTTACCAAAGATCCTTTCAAAGTTTTTTTCAAACTGATCTTTAGGTACATTCATTGGTCTTTGATCTGAGCCCTTACTGAGCTCAATCATTATGTTTTTATAAATTTTTTCCATAATTCTCCTTAATGTAATTTATAAATTGTTTCATCAAAAAAGATCTATTGGCTGAGATATATTCCTCATACTCAATAGGATCTTCTCCATAAGCCCTTCTCTCTGATAAACATTCTGCGTGTTTCTCTTTACAGAATGCCTGGAAGAAAGTTTCTTGATCAAAGTCTTTAACTTTGGATCCTTTGGTTTCATCATTCATAGTTACCTCTCAAAATAAAAACATTACCAAATAGGTATAAACAATTATGGCAAGGTACCAAAGGATCAAATACCAATATCCTTTCATCTGCCCTGACCTCTATATGGTTTGTAGGATCTTCTTTTATGTTTATTCATAGTAGCTGTTGAAACATTTTTCCTGGATCCCTGGGAAGTCTTTTTCCCACGAGCTCCTGTCTTTTGCTCATGCTTAACATTTTTGAAGATTTTAGCCATTGGTGGAGATCCTTCTTAATCCAGGCTGGGGGAGTTTGCCTGGTTTGTCTTGATTTTAGGAGAGAGTGAAGGATCTCCTGTATCTTGTAAGCCTATTCTAGTTTGTAATTGATGATTTGTATAACTCAATAATGCAACTAGCAATCTGGTAGCCTCTGGTTTCAAGGATCCTGTTTGCCCTGACTCCCAGAAGTTTATTAATTGTTTTATGACTGCAATCATTACTTTGTCATTTACTGCATAATCGTCAGCATAAGCATCAAAGAAATCTTTTGCCATAAGTTCTATGTCATTTTTAGTAACCATTTATATACCTCTCTTTTGAAAAATAAAAATAGGCTCATATTTGAAGCCTCCCATAATGCTACTTAGCCTGAGCAAAAGAACATCATTAATTTTGAAGTTCTCCTGGTAAGCCATTCGTAAAACATCAGTTTCCAAATTTGGATATGTTTTAACATTAGCAATATTGATCATCATCAAGCCATCATTTTTTAGACAGCTATAACAATTCTGCATAGTCTTTTTTAAAAAGCCTTCTAACCATTCTTTTTTGGTGGGATATTTTTTCCAGCTTTGTGTTTCTTCGTTGCTATATTCTTCTGTATTGAAATAAGGTGGAGATGTAAAACATAGATCTACATTATCCTCAGGAACAAAATCCTCTGAGCCAATCATGTTTAAATCTACTTCCATATCAATATGATTAAAATCTTCTTGGATCTTCTGTAAGCCCTGGTAAGTTAGTTTGCATGGATCTGAGCCAATATATTTTTTTACAGATCCAGATGCTAAAGCTCCTATCAATCTGCCTCCATAACCACAACTCATATCCCATACAATGCCATTCCTGGCATATTTATAATAAATTGATGCTGAGGCTACAGGTCTAAAATTACTCACAGCCTGGACTCCTGAGGCAGTTCTAATAGCCTTCCTAAGATCTGCATCAGACATAAAGCCATCTAAACCAACTTTGCCTCCCCATTTAATTCTTGATGCCAATGCTTTTTTTAATAACTTATCGTCTTGAAAAATATCTATTGGTCTTTTCATTTTCAAAACTTGCACTTCCCAATGATGTGGAAAATAGCTCCAGGCTAATCCTATGCCATGTAAATATTGCAAAACTTCATTATTAAAAATGCCATTCATAAAATCAGATCTCCTGATCTTATCAAACTCAATTAGTTTCTCTTCCTCAGTATATGAATAATAAGGCATTCCTCTCTCTCTAGCATATTTGAAGGCAAGATCTAACTCATCTTTTTTAGATCTCTTAGGCAAGAGATCCTCGCTAAATAATTGTTCCTGGATCTCCAATTAATATTCCTCCACATTAATTTGATATTTATCTGGATTTTCAGATCCATTTAAGATCTCAGGATCCTGTTCTCCTCTTTGCAATGCTAAGTGTTCATCTCTCAGCACAGCTCCCATTTTTTTTATCTCAGGTGTAAATTGTTTTGGGATCCATAAAGTTACTTTTACTAATCCTAATTCTTTTTGTTTCTGCTCATATCTTCCTTGGGGTTTATATTTCATTTTTCATTTCTCCGAAAATTTCTGGGTGGTTTATTACATGATCTGCAACTTCACATATAAGGCGATTTTTTATCTCTTCACTTAATTTGTAATGTTCTATTCGTTGTTTGAATTGTGATGGGAAGTTCCAGATAGGAATACTATCTTCCCATTTATAAAAATAAAATCTCAATGACATTTTTTGCCCAAACAACTCAGACAATGTTTCAGAATGACAAACATGCAATGATAAGCCAGATCTTGTTGCTCTGGATCCAGGGAGCTCATAAACATTATTCATAATACTCTCTCATCCTTAGTTGATCTGCTCTGAAAGTTCTAGTTTCAACTTCTCTCTTCTCCTCATCATAAAGTTTGTAACGATCTCCAGGCAAAACTTCCCAGACAGTACATTTAAAAGTAGTACCTTTTCTCCAAACTCTATCATTGATCCTGTAAGTAGATTTTGGCTCTACATAGCCATATTTATAAATACTCAAACTTAAAATGGATTTTTGTATTCAATATCTTTTGGCTCCCAGCTACTAACTTTTTTCTCAACTCTTTGGAAATCAGTTACAAGCAAGGTTTCGCATCCAGGGATCTGCTCTTCACATTGGATCTTTACATTGTCATAACCTTTAGATATTAAATTATCTGCCTGGCTGACAGCTAGATCTTTATTTTCATAAGCAATAACTAAAGAGCTTTCAATTATTGGCTCAAAAAAACTAACTTTATAAAACATAAAAACCTCCTTGGTTTTGTTCAATAGTCATATTATCAGGCATAGGAATACTATTAGTCAAACTATATAAAAGGTTTGGATCTCAGGCTGTTCTTTGAAATCAACAACATTTATAATTATCGGAACAAAATTGAACTATGAAAAATCAAAAGAAAAAGCCTGGGAGAAAAATGAAAACACTTGGGGAAGAGCATGTTGAACAGATCATTCAGCTTGGAGCTCAAGGTTTAGGCATCATGCAGATCTGTCAGGCTTTAGATATATCATGGGATGTTTTTAACAGAGAGAGGGGTAAAAAGGAAATATCGGATGCATTAAAAAAAGGACAAGCACTAGGGATCAAAGCAGTTACCAATTCTCTCTTCAATCAGGCAACTAATGGCAAGAATACAGTAGCCTCCATTTTTTACTTGAAAAATCGAGATCCAGATCATTGGGCAGATAATCAACAAACAGAGGTCAATATTAATTTAAGAGAGATCTTAGACAATGCATCAACAAGAATTAGTGAACAGCAAGTGAACACAATAGATGTAACACCTGAAAAGCCTATAGATATAAGGAATGACAAGGAGATCCTCATCCCTAGTAAGAATGATAGTAAAATAATCCAGGATCCAGAGGAGAGATCCTCTAGATCTACAGATCTAAAAGATGATTGAGCAAAGTCTATTCTCCATCTTATCTAATTTGCTTTTTCATTTAGAGGGAGCCCAGATTTTTCTCCGATTTGGGCCCCCTCGATTTTCCTGGAGCCCCCATAATTATAATTAACAGTAGGATTAAAATTTTTTAATTTTTTTTATATGAAATATTCAGCACAAGACGAAAAAAGGTTAATGTCAGAAATTTGGAGTATGGAAATTAAGAACTCTCCTCTTAAATTTGTAAAATTTATTTTTGAGTGGGGCAAAGAAGGAACTCCCCTGGAAAAATTTACAGGCCCAAGGAAGTGGCAAGAAAAAATTTTAAAAGAAATGGAGATCCATATTGCCAGGAACAATGGAGAAATGGATCCATCAATGTTTAGAAAAGCAGTTGCCTCTGGTCGTGGCATAGGAAAGTCTGCTTTTGTGTCCTGGATTGTATTATGGATGTTATCTACCAGGCTTGGATCTACTGTTATTGTTACAGCAAACACAGAACAACAACTTAGATCTAGAACTTGGGCAGAATTAGGAAAATGGACAACTCTTGCTCTTAACAATCATTGGTTTGTTAGATCTGCAACAACAATAAAACCAGCTCCCTGGTTTGAGGAACTTCTGAAAAGAGATCTCAAAATAGACACAGGTTATTATTATGCCCAGGCACAACTTTGGTCAGCAGAAACTCCTGATGCTTTTGCTGGTGTGCATTCGCATTATGGCTGTATGCTTTTGATGGATGAGGCATCTGGTATTCCTCAAAATATTTATTCTGTAAGTGAAGGATTTTTTACTGAGCCAATAGAAGATCGTTATTGGTTTTGCTTTTCTAACCCCAGGAGAAATACAGGGCCTTTTTATGAGTGCTTTCATAGTGCCAGGAGCTTTTGGTCAGGAGATCAAATAGACTCCAGGAAAGTAGAAGGTACTGATAAAGAGCTTTTCAATTCTATGATTGAGCAATATGGAGAAGATAGCACAGTTGCCAGGGTAGAAGTTAAAGGAGAATTTCCTACTGCTGACTCAGACACAGTAGTTCCCCTGGATCTTGTAAAGTCAGCAGTTGAAAGAGATGTTGCCCTCCAAACATCAGCTCCAATTATTTGGGGTTTAGATGTGGCCAGACAAGGAGCTGATAAATCTGCTCTTTGTATTCGCCAGGGAAACCATGTGCTTGAAATACAAACTATAAATTCTCCAGATCTAATGCAACTTTGTGGAAGGATCAAAGCCAAATATGACGAAGAGCAGTCTATGAATAGACCACATGAAATTCTAGTAGATGCAATCGGATTAGGAGCTGGGGTAGTAGATAGACTCCTGGAACAAAATTTACCTGTCAGGGGTATTAATGTTGCAGAAGTACCTAGCACAAAAGGAACATATCTAAATCTTAGAGCAGAGCTCTGGTTTAAAATAAAAGAATGGTTGGGGGGAAGAGATGTTAGGCTCCCTGATGATGATGGCCTGGTAAGTGAGATCTCTTCCCCTATCTATAAATTTAACTCATCAGGAAAAATAAAAGTTGAGTCAAAAGAAGATATGAAAAAGAGAGGAATTAAATCTCCAGATAAAGCAGATGCCCTGGCATTAACAATGGCTAGTGAAGGAGCATCTTTTGGAGGATCAAAAGAAAGTTTTATGGGGTATAATTTCAGAAAACCTCTTAAATCTAAAATTTTACGAGTAGGATAAAATCATGGAATACCAAAAATTAGATGAAGATCTAGATCTTCAACAAGAACAAGATTACACAGAACTAGCATCAATCATAAAATCAGAAATGGATGATGCCCAGGATTTTTCAGAAGAGCTGGGGCAAGAGAGATCTGAAAATACAGATTACTATCTAGGAGAGGAGCCAAGTGATACCAGCGAATTGCAATCAGAGTATGTTTCAACAGATGTTAGAGAGGCTGTATTACATATTTTGCCATCTATTATGAGGGTGTTTTTTGGCACAAAAAAAGTTGTAGATTTTGTTCCTACAAGTGAGGAGGATGTACCTTTAGCAGAACAACAAACAAATTATATTAATTACATCATTAATCAAAAAAATAATGGTTTCCAGGTTTTTTATAATGCTTTTAAAGATGCTTTGATCAGGAAAGCTGGATTTGTAAAAGCATATTATGATGATGGCTTACAAGTTACTAATCACACTTACACAGGATTATCAGAGATCCAAAAAGATGCATTAATTTTAGATCCTAATGTTGAGGTTGTATCTCAAGAGGCAGAAATGGAAATGGTGGAAACTGTTAATGAGCTAGGAGAAACAATCGTGCAAGAAACTCCTGTTTCTTTTGATCTGAAAATTAGAAGGATCACAACTAAAAGCAAAGTTTGTATTGATGCTGTTCCTCCAGAAGAAGTATTAATTTCTAGAGATGCCAGGACAATAGAAACAGCAGAATATGTAGCTCACAGAAAAATTTGTCCTGTTTCAGATCTTGTAGCAATGGGTTATGACAGAGAGGAAATGTTAGAACATGCTGGAGCTGGTAAATACGATAATGAAACTTACAATGAAACAGTTGCGAGAAATCCATTTGCAGAGCCAGATAGCACAGATAGACCTGATGATGACATGCAAAATGTTTTATATGTTGAGCATTATGTTTTGTATGATCTTGATGATGATGGTATAGCTGAAAGAATTAAAGTTTGTACGATTGGAAATGGTTGTAGGATCATAAATGTTGAGCCATGTGATGTTTTACCAATCGCAATGTTCCAATCAGATCCAGAGCCTCATACTGTTGTTGGACAATGTATGGCTGATTATCTAAAAGGGATCCAAAGTGCAAAATCACAAATTATGAGAGATACCCTGGATAGCCTGGGGCATTCTATTTTCCCCAGGATGGTAATTACTGAGGGGCAAGTAAATATTGATGATGTTTTAAATACAGATATTGGACAGCCAATTAGAGTTAGAACTCCAGGGGCAGTACAGCCTTTGAGTGTTCCCTTTGTAGGCAAAGATGCTTTCCCTGTTTTGAATTACCTGGATAGTGTCAAAGAAGATCGCACAGGCACATCAAAAGCCTCTGCTGGATTGAATGCAGATGCATTGCAAAGCTCAACCAAAACAGCAGTTGCGGCCACAATGTCAGCCTCCCAGGGCAGAACAGAATTAATCTGTAGGCATTTTGCTGAAACAGGTATGAAACCATTATTTAAAATTATTTATAACCTGGTTGTTAGACATCAAAACCAGGAAGAAATGTTTAGATTAAATAATGAGTTCATTCCTGTAGATCCAAGATATTGGGATGCAGATAAAGATGTGGAGATCTCAGTTGCAATTTCTAAAACCTCTGATGAGGAAAAAGGTCAGTTTTTAACTCAGCTAGTGCAAATTCAAAAAGAGGCATTTCAACAAATGGGAGGCAACAATCCTCTTGTTACTCCACAACAATTCTCAAACACACTAGCCAAATTGATAGAACTAGCTGGGTTTAAAGATGTAAATCAATTTATCAATACAGAGGTCGTTGTTCCTCCACAGGATCCTAGCCAGGAGAAACCAAGTGGAGAAGAATTACTCGCAATGGCTGAGTCTGAAAAAGCTAAAGCTCAAGCAAACAAGGCCATCCTGGATGCTGAAAATGACAGATTAAAAATGATGATGGATGATGATTTCAAAAGAGATCAAGCCAACACAGATGCTCTGTTAAAAGTTATGGAATTAAATGCTAAATATGGAACTGAACTTCAAATGAGTGAGATCAATGCATATTTGGAAAGGGATAAAGAAGAAATAAGACAAAGGAATAAAAATGGATCCATTGATGGAAATCTTCCTAACACAACAGAGATCTAAATCTAAGATCTTTCACTTGGAGGCATTTGTCCAGGACTATGCCTATATTGGTACAGACATAAAAG